TCGCCTTGTTCTGTTATCCCTCGCTGCTATCCATTCCTTCATAGTTACAAGTCCAGTTGCAGCCGTGCCTACCATTGAGCCAATGTTCGCTGCCCTTCCTGTTTCCGTTCTCGCTATCATCTCGGCTCGGTAATCTGTTATCCCAGCCGTTCTTAATAGCTTGATTGTTTCTTGCATTGTCAAACCTTCATCAACTGACCTTATCAAATATTGTTGAATTTGGTTTTTAGTTGTTTGAGTTATCTCCGCTGCTATATTATCTAAGCCTTTTAATTCAAGATAAGTTAACATCACATAAGTAAACAAATCCGTTTGCTTACTTTTAAACTCCTCTGGTCCGTAATATCCTTTAACCGACTTAGACACATTCTTCTCGGCAATTTGTGCCATCTTAACGCCCATTGCAATATGAACGTTTTGGATGGTCTTTTTTATCTTCTTGTCGCTTATAGCGTTTAAATCTTGGGTATCGCAATAAGTATCTACTTGCCTTTGTAGTTCTTTCTTGAACTTAGGTGAGTAGGTTTTTATTGCGTTTAAATATAGTTTCCTATAATCTTGCCAAATCATTATGCATCTAATTTTTCAAGTAACTTACCAGCTGCATTAAATACATCTGTTTGACCTTGTTGACCAGCTCTTTGTCTTATAGCAATAAGTCCAGCTCTATCAACGTTTACAAAATCACTTGTATAAATGTAGTGCCAATGTTCTTTAGTATCCATATCAGCGTTTGCATCAATGCCTAAAAACCACTTACCATAAGCAGCCATACCATTTTCCTCAATGTATGCTTTTTCCTCTGCTGCACTTGGTCTGTTCCAAGTTCTTGAACTAATTACTTTGCCTTGACTTATTAATGAAGCTGCTTGAGTAATACCACTACGATTGATGCCTGTTGTTTTCTTGATTTCGCTTATTAACTCATTAGCTAACTCTACGAACTTTTGTACGTTATTCATTTGGTATATTTAATGGTTGAAACTCATCTGGACTTTGTAAACTTGAAGGGATATATAGTTTTTCCATTTCAGCTTGGTCAACGTAATCTGGAATCTCTAATCCCATAATGTCCATCTTTTGCTTAGGTGCAATCCACCACGCTTTATCCAACCATTCTACTTGCTCCGATTTGTTTGCTTCTAATTCTCCATAAACAGTTGGGTCAAAGTCAACATAAATATCAGTTCCACGATAACCCCAATCAGAATGTAGTTTACGATTTAAGTTATCCCTAATACCTACTAACAAAGGAATAGCACAACGAACTGTCAATGCTTTCTCACCTTCCCTTTGGTTGTTGTAAGTCTTGTTATCAGCATCATTTAATAATTGAGATGGTACTCCGTAAATGTTACAAAGTGCTTTCATATCCCACTTTTCACTTTCAATAATATCTAATTCAACAGGACTTAAACCGATTTGTTTCCAGTCTACTTTATAACCACTTACCGCAATTGAATTAAAGTTAGCAGAGCCACCTTTTTCGCTTACGGCTCTTTTAAGTGCTTGTGCTTGTTGTGTTCCACTAATAGGGTCAAATCTATCATCATTCATAAATAGTACTCCAGCTGGACCACCATTCTGGAAAGATGCAACCGCCGCAGTCTTGGCTTCGTTCGAACGAGTCAAGTTTCTCGCAGCCGCCATCAATGGTGATTGCCCATAGAGCTGATTTCCGGTGGTGTTCCATTGCAAGTTTATATATTTATCTTGAAGTACCTCTTTTTTACTAAAGTTCCATAATGGACCATAGTTCAATTGGTAACCGCTAATAGTTGGAGGAAAGTTTTGAATGTCCGCTAACACGTACATATATTGAGAAGGAAGCACGTACATCTCGTATGGCTTACCATCGTTATTACCACCTTCAATCATCTTTGCGTAAACGAAAGAGTTTCCTGTAACTAATTTAAAAGTACACCAAGCCTCTACGAAATCACCAAATGTATCTTCTTCATTAGGGTATTTTAATAACTCGTTTAATCGTGCATCTTTTGTATATATTTCAAATGCTTTCTTATGTAGCTTCTCAACATCCTTCCAGTTCTCAATCTTATCTGGTTGGCTCATTAACGCTTTGTATTTCTTTGCAGAAGTTTCATCTACCACTCTATAAACGTGGAATGGAGCAAGTTTTGCTTTATCCGCAATTAATTTCACGATTGAATAAACTATATCATTTGCTGAATAACCATCATTAACAAAGCTAATGTTATCGCCACCCTGCCAAGTTATTATCCCTTGTTGTATCGCAACTTGTCCGTTAAAAGGAATTTGAGGTAGTACAGTAGATAGTTTTTGTCTTTTACCAAAAAAGTCAAGTAATCCCATTATATATGAATTTTAACAAAGTTAGACAATTTATCCTAAAATACCGACACCTCAAATTTTAGCTTGGTTAAGTGTGTAAACACGGCATACCTACAAGCATCCATCAAGTCATCATTTGCCTTTACAGGTTCTTCAATTACGTTATCGTTTTTATCCTTTTTCCATTTGTAAGACATAAACTCCCTTCTTAGGTTTTTGCTATTATAGTGCAAGTTTATTGGGTAAGACTTCATCTTTACAATCCCAGCCCATACATCCTTTTGTGCTGGTTTAATATTAAAACCTTGTCGGTAAAGTTCCTCAATAGATTTAGGCTCTGCTGCATCTGCATAGATTGTTGCACGTTCTGGTAGCTTCTCCTTAATCAATCTTGATAAGTCGCTTAAAGTTAATCCGCTTTGATAAACTATTTCCTCAAAGTAGTTTTGTCCTTCGTAGTGAGTAACCTTAATAAGTGCAGCTGGGTGAACATAACCAAAGTCTAAACCATAGAACACATCCCCATCAGGTGCTTCATCGTATTGCTTCCATTGAGTGTATATAATTTCCTTTGCAGAGCCTCGTTCCCCTAATCCGTAAACCTTCCACATAAAGTCATCTGGTAAGTCTTTGTATTGCTCAATGTTTCTTATTTGGCTTTCGCTTAGGTTTGAGATGTTGTTAAGGTAAGTTGAATGTATGCGCTTGTTCTTTGGGTTATCAGCTACCTCGTAAACCCAAGAAATAAAGTCGGCTGGATTCCAGTCTAAGAATGATTGTCCAGTAGTACGAATTAAAAGCTGGTCAAACAAAGCCTTGCTAATTAGGTTTGCCTCGTTTACGAATAATATATCCCTTGCTGGTCCTTTTGCTTTGTCTGGGTCTTCAAGACCGAACAATTCTATGTATGAGCCGTTCTTAAACGTATAAATAAAATCCGTGTATCTAAAATCCTTTTCATCCCAAATGTTCCATTGCTCCAATATGTTTTTGAAATCCCTATAAACACCACGCTTAATGTGTGGTAGGGAATGAGAAACGCACGAAATCCTTGTATTAGGCTTGGTTAAAGCTATATGGATTAGTAACTGAACAACCGAATAACTTTTACTTGATCTTGACCCACCCTCATTGCATATTATTGGATAACCTTCCTCGTAAGCCTTTTTATTGGCATAAAAGACTGGTGTAGCCTTAATCTTTAATTGGTTGACAATCTGCATCTGGTTCTATTGTGATTTGCACATTACCCTTTATGTCAGCGGTTATGTCGGTTGTTTGTTTAGGTCTGCCCTCTAATCTATCCAAAAGGATTTCATAAGCCTTTAAATCGCCTTTCCTTGCCTTAGCTATGATCTGCATATCTAATTGCTCAGCTATTGTAAACTCCTCATCTTCGCCTGTAACTGGATTTCGCACCTTAGTAACCAACTCTAATAAACGCAAAAGCCTTGTCTTGCTATTAGGAACACCTTTAGGTCTGCCGTTAGGGTTTCCGCTTACCCCTTTTTCAAATTGTGTATCTATATTTGGAAATGCCATAAGTTACCTGTTTTTTACCTGTTTTACAAAGTTATTTAAACTATACGTTTATTAACTTTTTATAATGATTTATAGAATATTGTATCTTATTTAAAGTTTCTATATTCCTGTTTTTTGTTGACACGCTTTCGGCTTTGCTAAACTGTATTTTTTTGCAAGACTTTTTACTTACTACATAAATACTATTCATAGAATTTTCAATGCACTTCTTTAAAATATATAATCTTTGCAAGTGATCTTCTATATTGTGATAACTCCATTGCGGTTCAATTAAGTTCATATTTTAAGTTTTAAAGCTACAATATATTACTTTTTTGCTTATCAAGCCTTTATATTCAACAATATTTTTAGTAAACAAATAATGTTTAAACATTGTACCAATATCCCCAGCTAACATTGATTTTTTATTAGAGTGTTTATAAATATCACCGTAAAACGTGTCCGCAAGTATTTTATCAGGGTTTATACTAATAGGAGAGCAATAAGTACATATTATAGTACCCTTGTATTTTTTGTTAAATATCTCCTCCAAATATTTAACAGGACTTCCCCATGTATCTATATCTATTATATTGTATTTGTGTATATCGTTATTTTTCAAGTACGTTAAAGCGTTTCCGTTATAATCTACGTCAAACTTTTCGTTAGCATCTATTTTAAACCTTTTGAACTGTATATCCGTATGTTTACTTACATTATTCCATATAACAGATTCACCTGCAAAACAATCTAATACATAGTTAACGTCAAATTTGCTTAACGCATCTAATCTTAACATAGTTTTTAAGGATGTGTATTCTTTTTTGTTATTAGTAGCTTTTGTGCTTCCAGGTCTTATCATTTTATTATAACGCTTATTATTTCATTTGTTTTTAATTTATCAACTTCGTATATCATAGCTTCACATTCTTTTATGTTATCCTTTTTAATAGTTATTAAATAAACCGTGTCGGTATTTTCCGATATACTTTGTCCTGTTAAAGCCGTTTCAAATACCTGCTCGTTAAAATTTGGTATGTCTAATCCCCAATCTGTTAATTCTTGTGCATCCCAATTATTAGCAAGATCATCCCAATCCCATTCTCCATAGCCTACATTATCTTTTACAATAAATTCTTTCTTTTGTTCTTCGGTTAGTTCTTTAGCTTGTTTTACAGGTACATCTTTAAGTCCAGCTTCAATACAAGCCTTTAGACGCATATTGCCACCTAAAACTATATTGTTTTCATCTATTACGATAGGTCTAAGTTCAAGCATTTGTGGAAAGTCTTGGATTGACTTAACCAGCTTCTTAAACTTGTCATCCTTGATAATTCTTGGATTGTTAGGGTTCGGTTTGATTTCGTTGATATTCATTATCGGTTTTTTGTTGGAGTTCGTATTGATATTATGCTATCTACTTTCTTTTCTAAATTGTCATAACCTACCCATTTGCCACATTTAGTACATTCAAATTGGGTTTCTTTTATCTTACCGAACCATACATATCCTTCGGTTATTGAACCGCATTTACAAGTATATAGCTTCTTGCCGTAAGTGTCTTTCATTATCTGCCTTGTTTATTGTAAGGTTTAACTGCCTTGTCCTTTGGACCAGATGTCTTTTTGTACTTGCCACACTTTCTTTTGCCAAAGCTGACTTTGTTATTGCTGCTTACTTTCGCCATA